TGTTGATAATCTTCATGACTTATTTCTTTTGCATTTTTATTTAACCATTTTGACCTAATTCTCTTTTCATTTTCAGTAAAATTTTTAATTACTTTTGGATCCTTTTCACTTCTAATTCTTACAATATTTCCTAGAGGTGTGTCTCCATTCAAACCACTTAATAAACTTGAAAATTCTCCCCACTTCATAGTATCTATTTCCATTCTTAGTCTAATGCCATATTGTTGAGCAAATGAGCTTTCTATTAAGTCAAAATCATCAATTAAATCATAAAATGCTTCATTATTGTTTTGGAAATCGTTTCTCCATTTCCTCATAAGATATTTCATTTATTGCTGCCATTAAACCGATTATTACACTTTCAATTCCGTTTACAGACAATTTCATACCTTTTATTTCTTTCAATGCATCTTTTCCCATTAATATCTCAATTACTTCATACATAACATCAATACTAAATTCTTTATCTTTTAATTTGTCTTGTACAATAACAAATGTTTCTGCACTGTTATCAACTTCATATTCTTTATCCTCTGCTAACCTTATTTTTATAGGCTCTTTTTTTAGTTTTGCACTAATATCAATACTATTTGCCATTTTTAATTCCTCCTAAAATTAATTTTAATAAAAAAAATAAGCCCCAGCACCGAAATGCTGAGGCTCGTTTTATGCTGCTGGTGTTACAGTTGGTTTTCCATTTGACATAACCTCAAATTCTAAAGGTGCAACATTCGTGCTATCTCCTGTACCAGCATTAGATACGGAAATAATACAGTCAAATGATACCGTAGTACCATCTGCGAATACCCATTCAAATTTAGATTCTACACTTGCACCAGTTGCAAATAATTTTGATGCAATGTAATCGTTTCCATCGTCTCCAACATTTCTTTTTCCAGAAATACTGATTGAAAAACCTTTTCCAGTCATCATTCTTCTAATCCAACCCTCTGTTGTCATAGGAGTCCATTCTTCAACATTATTATCCATTGACATTGAGAATGTTTCGCAATCTGCAATTGCTTTCATATCTGCACTTTCAGATGCTTTTCCTTTGGTTCCAATTTTGAACACATTATCAAATACGGGATATACTCCAGTTGTTACTGTTGCCATTTTTAATCAACCTCCTCATAATAAAATCTTGCTTGTATTACCCTCTCATAAATATTAGAACTATCCGTTCCAACATCTATTGGTTCTGGTACAAGCAAATCGATATAATTAACTAAAATATTATTAGTAATGTAAAAATTCCTAGCATTCATGAATTTATAATATAACTCAAGAGCTTTTACTTCGGTTTCATCTGCATTATTGTTCCAATGAATTAAAATACTTACAGTCTTTTCTTTGCATTTTGTGTTTTTCAAGCCACCTACTGCAATATTAGGATTTGTAGTTTGTAGCTGATAAACTCCAATAGATTTTTGTTTCTTATTATCTAGCTTGCCAATATAGAAATGGTCCGCTACAACATAACCTTTAGAAAATAATTCCTTTACTTTCAAATTATGTAATTCCATAATAGACATCTTGTTGATTTCAGCAACTGTCTTTACATCTAATTTAACTAACCAGTTTTTAATATCAACTAATCTCAACACTATAAATCAGCCTCCTTTTTATATAACTTTGCAAATGCCTTACCAACAAAATCTTTATTTTTCCCACTTATCCAAGGCTCTAGCCAATTTCCTTGAGCATGAGCATTTTCTTTAGTTTGGAAATTATATTCGGGATGATAATACATTCTTCTAGCATAAGGTGTTGCAGTTATTAAACTTACACTACCTTGTTTGCTTTTTGAAATATCAGTAAATGTAGAATTATTTTGCATGTTACCAGTATCAAAAGGCATTACTTGAGCATTTATAACTTCCGTTTTTAATGCCTCAATTGTTTCTTCTAATGCTGTTGTTGTTGCTTTACTCAATTGTTTTATTTTAGGGAAATTTATCTTAATTGTTGATTTTACGAAGTTTGACATTATACAATATCCAATTCAACATAATTTACTGTTCCATCTGGATTTCTTGCTTTCGTGCCTTGTATAATATCTCTTTCTTTACCGAAAACTGTAACTTTACCACTATGTATATCTGTCATATTTGGTGCTATATCCTCATGAAATAAACAAATGCCAGTAACTTGTACTGACACTTTTTCACTTGTTAGAACTCTTTTTGCTTTGTTCTGATAATTACATTTGAAATCATCTTCTAAAGCAATTTGAGGAGCTCCCTCTTCAGATATATCATCACTATACAAAACTACATGAATGTCAGTTTTACAATCTTGTTTTCTAACTAAAGATGGATATTTCATTGATAATACCTCGCATTCTTGCAAGTTAGACCAGTTTGTCCCAGCAATTTATATAATCTAAAAGGTATTGCAATTCCCTCGATTAATTTCACATTAAGATTGTTGTTTCCAAAACTTTGAGATACCCCATTTATTGAATAACTAGATAATATTGACTCAATCACATCTGCATTTTCAAATTTAAATTCGGCAAACTGACAACATACTCTTTGAATTATATCTTTTTGAAAATCAGTAAGATTATCAAAACCTTTTCCAACAATCCTATTAAAAGTCAAAGTATTTACATCATCAGTTGCCTCTTGTAAGTATTTATTTAACTCATTATCACTAGAAAGACTACTGCCTTTATATGTATTTTGGTAGTAGTCTTTATCTGCATATATCTTCATACTTCATCAACTCCTAGGCTGATTTTTCAATATAAAACTGAATACCAGCATGTTTCTTATTAAAGATGAATACATCTTCAAAAGATTCCTCAAAATATGTCCATTTTCCTTTAGACAATGAACTTGGAGCTCCCAATTCTGCAAAATCATAAGCGATTACTGGGATTACTACACTTGGATGTACTAATAACATTTTTACATCTTTAGCACCAGCTGCTACTTCAAATCCATCTGTTTCTTTGAATGTATAAGCAGATTTCATCGCTGAAGTTGGAACACCAATTACTTCAACTTCTCCAATTCTATCTAATGATCTAGCAACGGCAGTATCTGTTGCACTTAAATTTCTAGCTGCTTCTTTTGCAGTATCAATTAATGTTTTTGTGTATGTGTCAGCATATAACAATCTTCCTGCTGCTGGAACTCTTGCCTCGTCCATTTTATCCATCATTGCATCAAATTTTGTTAAAACATTTGCTAATGTTAAAACATCATCTGGTGTAACTGCTTCTATCGCATTTTTTAATGCATATAGTTCTGTGATCATCTCTGCATCCATTTCTGGGAATTTTTGTTCCTCATTCATAACTTTTGTTATGTTTGATATAGATGCAACATGATTTGTTTCATCAATGTCGCGTGGGTGAATTAAAGTATCCCATGTTCTATGTCTTTTTAATACTTTTGTTTCCTCTGCATTATTGAAGTTTCTAGAGAATGTTCCTATTGAATCTCTATCTCCATTACTTCTACCTTTTACAGATAAACTTGGTAAAATAACTGTATTGTTATTTAAAAATTTAACGTCTGGTTTTACAGCAGACCATAAAGCTCCAAAATACAATGTATATGGATAAGCTTGAGCTAAAGCTTGTGAATATTCTTTAGCATAATTCAAATTTTGTTTTTCAAATGCCATTTTAAATTACCTCTTTTCTTTCTATTATTTTTTTCTAGGTCTTACACCAGCAAATCCGAAATCAAATGCTGGAGAATTTGAGCCTTGATTATTGTTGGTGTTAGCACCAACTGTGATGCCTACAGAATTTTGAACTTGTTTCTTTAATCCTGGTACATCATCAATGACCTTTTGTAGTGCTTGTTTTAAAGAGTCATCATTTACTTTTCCATCTTTATCAACACAATTTGAAAAATCAGCCATTTTTAATAGATAAGGCATTGTTTTATTATCTATATTTAACTCATCAACAAACCCATAGGCTTTTAATGATATTTGTAATTTTTGATTTTTTAATTGCTCTGTTTTTAAAGAATTTTGAGCATCTGATAATTCTCTATTTTGTTGGTTGGCTTGGCTTTCTCTTTGAGCTTTGAAAGTTGTTATTGCACTTTCCATTTCCTCTGCAGATAAACCTTGCTTTTGAAAATAGCTTTTCAATATGCTATCTTCTGTTTTTGCATTTCTACCATCTATCATTTCTTGGATTTTTGCATAATCTATAGCTCCAGCTGATGGTTGATTTGCATTTTGATTTGTTTGTTGCCCAGTAGTGTTTTGGGCATTTGGATTTGAATTATTATTTACACCATTGTTATTTGTGTTGTTATCTCCATCCATTCTCACTACCTCCTACTTTTTTAAGTCTTGAATTGACTATTTAATAAATTTGCACATGCTTTTTTGTATGGACATCAGTGTTTGGTCCATATTAAAAAGAGCCTTTCGGCTCTTAATTAATCAACATATAAACTTCTTTGAAGTTCTTCATATCTTGTTTTTGATACTTTATATTGCTTATCTCCATCTTTTACTGGTTTATTATCTTCTAGACTTTCATCTAAAACAAAAGTATCTCCAACATTATAAACAACCTTTGAGTCATATTTATCCCTAAAAACTTCTTTTACAGTTGGAACTTTGTTTTCTGTAGCTTGCACTTTTGCATCTTCATTTAATGGAGCTTCTATTTTATCTCCAGCTAGTTCTACTTCTTCAGTTTCTCCTGTACTTGTAATTTCTTCAGTTTTAGGTTCTTCAACCTTTTCAGTTGTTTCTGTAACAACTTCTTCTTGTAATTCTTCGTTTTCTTTTACTTCTTCTTTCTTTTTAGCCATTTTAAATACCTCTTTTCTTTTAAAATTTTTATATTAAAAAAGAGCCTTTCGGCTCTAATGTTAATAACTTATTCGAATTTTTCTTTATATCTCTGCCATTCAAGTCTTTTATTGTGATATTTTTCAATATTTTCACTATCTAGACTTCCTAGCTCTAATCGTTTATATTTTTCTATATTTCTATTTATATAATTAAGTTTTTGTTCTTTTTTGTATCTTATTATTTTTTCTTCCTTTTGTTCTCTTGTTGGTGGCTCAACCTTTGAATTTATATCTGGGAAATATGTAACTATTGTATCTTTACAGTTAGGATGAAATAATCGTTCCTTAACTGCCTTGCTTAATAATGGATAACCTGTAGAATTGCTTTCTTCAGTAGTACCACTAGACCACACATCATCAATAAATACTTTTCCCTGAAATTTTATACAATACGGACAGCCTCCTCCTCGATTTGGAACTAATACAGTATGAACTCCCCAAGCATCTCTTTTTTCTCCCTCGCCTTGCATGTGTGCTCTTGAATTTGCAGTTCTTATTGCCATTTCAACATAAGATTTTATATTTACTCTAGCACCATTTGCATATTCAATATTATTTATTCCACTTTGCAAGAAATCATGTGTTGCCATATCTATTGCTTGTTGTGGTGTTCCGCTTCCAGTATTAGCATAAACTTGAGCATCAAATATTATACTTCTATATTTATCACTAGCATATCTCAATATTGATGTTTCAGCTTTTTTTAGATTATTCAATGTTTCATCTATAAGAGCATTTAATTTCTTCTCATCAACCTTAAAAAATGTTGACTCTGAATGATTTACAATATCATAAATTCTACCTATTTGTTTTTTCTTAATTCTCGAATTTTTACTCTTTTTATAAATGTGCCATAATTTATTTATCTTTTTATCATTAGACTTAAATTCGCCATTCTCAATAGCCTCTAATATCAATTTTTCTTGCTCCAGTTTTCCATCATCTCGGCTTTTTCTTAATAGGTCATTTATATCTGAATTGATATTGAAAAAGGTTTTATTTAACCTCTTTCTATTCCTTTTTTTATATATTTCTAATGATTTTAATTGTTCTGCTTGCCAAGCACTCCAATTCATTCCCTCTTTTGCCTCTTCTCGAAGATGTCTGCCTAGATTACTTGACATTGATTTTATCAAGGTTTCTTCAATTCTCTGAAATGCTTGTGAAATATCGTACTCATTATTCATTTATTCATTTATTCCTTTCTCCTGTTTGTCTATTTCTTTATTTTCAGCATCTTCATTATTAGAATTATTTGGAGTATCTTCAATATCTATTTCATTTATATCTAATTCTCCATTTAATGCTGGGACATTTTCTTCGACAATGCCTTGCTCGGCTTTTAATCTTTGAACTTCTTGTTGCTTCCACTCTTCTGTTTTAGAGTCTCCATATAATTCATCAACACTAGCTTCAATTGACATTACTCCTCCAGTTTTCCCTTTACTTACTGTCTCAATTTGAGCTTCAAATGATGGATTAGCATATTCTCCAAATTTTGTTGAAATATCTTTATCCTCTGGAAGTGTGCTTTCATTGTTCATTTGAGCTTTTGATTTTAATACTGTATTTATTACTGATGGAATAAATTCTGTTAGAGTATCAATTATAATTCCTCTAGTATAAAGTGTTGTTTTTTCCTTTTCCCTTTGTGCTTCAGCATTATCTAATTTCTTATTGTCAATTCCAAGTGTTGATGGGCTTATAATACCTTGCAAGCATAAATCTAAAAATGTTATGTAAGATTGTAAGTATTGGTCAGTTGGTATTTCTGGTTGTTCAACATCAATCTTATTTTGAGTATTTTCATTCATGCTTGTTTGAGTTTTTATAAATTTATTATCAAATGGATTTGGCATTAAAACTTCTCCAGTTTCAGCATCTTTTGGTAGTAAATCTTCTGGAATATATTTAACTGCCCTACCATTTCTAACTGCCTCTAGCCATTGTGAAGTAATTTCATCTATACTATCGAAAGAGTCATATTTTCCATCAAAAATTGATTCTCCTCTTCCAGCAAATTTTGAGCTTTCATTAAACATTATTGGAACAGCCCACATTGTTTCTTTATCAAATTCAATATCTTTAAGGTCCTTTAATTCTTCAACTGTATTTAGCTTAACTTCTTTGTCATTGTCATATAACTTATATGTTATATATCCATATCCATAATCTTCTTCCAACAAATATACTTTATTATTTTGCTCATGGTATGATTTGAATATAATATCTGTTAGTCTGCCTCTTTTATATTTAAAATCAACTTTTGAACCATCAACCCATTCTAAAATTGCAATATTAGAAATACTAGGGTCATAATTTATCTTTATTGCTCCATCTCCAAAAACAAGAGTATCAATAACTATCTTTTTTAACATTTTAGTATCAAACTTGTTTTCTCTTTTTACTTCTTCCCAATAATCATCTGAGGCATCATCCCCAGAATAATCTGTTACAACTGTGTTAACCAAAGTTTTAATTATTAGTTTTGGAAGTCCAGTATGAGACTTTTTTATTCTTATATCTGCAGTTTGAGCAGCACCCCAAAATGTATCTGCTGCATAAGGTAATTGACCATAAAATTCAGATAATTCATGACTATCTCCTCTGTACCATATTTGATTTCTAATACAATTTGCTTGATGATCCATATCCTCATTAATTACAAATGCTTGACCTTGTGCTGGTCTAATATTTAACCATGATTTAACCATTTCTCTCAACTTATCTCCTAACCACATTATTTATTTTCTCCTATTCCGATTATTTTTACATAAGGTATAAATGAATATTGAACAGAGTTTACCATGTGGTCGTTGCCATCTTCTGGAACACTGTCCTTATCTTCTAACCATGAATAAACTTCTAATTCGTTTATATAATTTATACATGTATCGACAACATAGAAATTTCCTGTTGCAAACCAACCTAATTGAGTATTTATTCTATCTATTATCTGCATTTTTGCTTTCCATGCACTATTAAATACATAAATACTTCCAAACTGCCTCTTGTATTTTTCAAATTCTTTAATAGTTGCTTGGTCTGCATTATCTATAAATACATCTTTTGCAAATCCCCATTCTTTACGATTTCTTTCTAGAAAATCAATAAAGTTTCTAACTGTATCACTTGGTGCTAATGGTGTTTGCAATTCAGCATTGTTATAGACTTTTTCATCTAATAGAATAAACTTTCCTTTATTGGTTATGCCTGCAAATGACATTGCTATTGTGTCTGGGCTCAAACTTGAATATGCTGTATCTAATCCAGCAGTAAATTTTATAAAATATTCTGACTCATCTGTTTTTACCCTCATTTTAGGTAACAATTGAATTGTTTCCTCTTTTTCATTAGTTCGTATGAATTGTTTTGCCTTTTCTTTTGTTATACAATGTTTTGTTCTATCAAAATTAACAAAAACAAGACCTGTGGTCTTGCCTCGTAACCCTAATATCTTATTTTTATATAATTTTGTACCAACTGGTACTGACTCTATAATCTTTCTTTGTTTTTCATCAGATAGACTTGCATTATCTTTGAAAGTAAAATACCACCATGTCCAATCTTCTTTATGTGGTTGATTTAATAAATCTAACAATTGTTTTGGTGCTGCGTCCTTATATTTATCTATTGGTCTGCTTTTATTTACATATTGAGTAAAACATTCTTTGTTAGGATCATCTGGATTCATTGTACATAATCGATAATCGGCACGCATAAATGCCTCTCTTACAAATTCCATATCTGCGATGTTAAACTCATCTATAAATAAACCATAATATTGACCACCTAATGCTTTTTTCCATCTTTTTTTATTGTCATAACCTAATACATATATTACTTTTATACCTTTTGGTGTATGAAATAATATATGTGGAAGTCTTATCTTACCTTTTCCAGTTGGATTGTATTCTATTTTTCCAGAATTTTTAGGATTATCTTTGTCATACTCTCCAAAAACATCAATCAATCCATGGTCTGAATTGATTATATTTTTTTCTATTGTTCCTAAATCTAGTCCGGAAATAATACTTGGTTTTGTTCCATCGTAATTAGCAATTTTAAACATAAATTTAGGAACTGCAACAGTTGTTTTGCCAGCTGATGTAGTTCCCTCTAAAAACTCTGCACTTGCATTATATCTTAAAAAATCAAGAAATTTTGGCGAAAGTGGAAATGGACTATTCTGTATTTCTGACATCTTCATCCCCCCACAACTGCTTATTTATACTTTCTAAAATATCTGTTGTACCATTTGAGTTACTATCATTGTTTATATTGATATTTATGTTATTTTCATTGCTATTTTCTTTATTGCCTTGTTTTATTTTGAATTTCAATTCTATTGCTTTTCTTCTTTCATTTTGTACCATTATAAGAGATTTATTAAATTTATCTATCAATTCATCTGTTCTTTTCGCCTCTGTCGAAACCTGTGTTCCATATTTATTCATTGATACAATTGTTAAATCCTTTTGTTTTGCTTTTAGCTCGTTAACTTTCTTTAAATATCTATATTCTAACATATCACAAGTATCTATTTCATGTTGAATTTGTTCCAATTCTGATGGTGTATTATTCAAATCTAGTATTGATTGTTCCTCTTCTGAAAATAAATTCCTAAATTTAGAATAATAACCTGTTACAACTGCATTTTGATTGTCTAATGGTGGTCGTGCATTTTTATTTCCTTTGTTTCCTTTGACTCCTCGACCGCCTTTGTTTCCTTTTGTTCCACCTCTTCTTTTTCTGTGCCAATCTTGAGTTTTTATAATAGAATTTAATTTTTTCAAAGTAATATGGTGTTTCTTGGCAATATCTTTTAATGGAACATTATTATCATATTTTTCTTTAATCGCTTTAATATCCACATTACCTTATCATCCTTTCTATTAAGATTTACCAAATATTGTATCGTAGAGTTCTTTATTATCTATGTATTCAGCTTTCATTCCATCTTCAAATGTCTGCCCTTTATATTTTAATTTTCCTAGTGTTGTCTGTTTCATTCTGCCTAAAATATTTGCACTTTCTTTTTCTTTCATAGAAGCGGTTACTTCAGTTTCTTTATTATTTATCAAATGACATATATTATATGAATTACCTTTAAATCCCTCTAAATTTTCTATTCCACAACAACACATTGCATCTCCTAGAGTTCTTAATCTATTTTCTCCACAGTAAAATTTTAATCCATATTTGTGTGCCTCTTCTTTTAACTGAATAAAATCTTTTTGCAATACTTCTTTTGGATATACAAAATCGCCTCCAACTTTTATCAATTTGCCTCTTTTTTTAGCAAACTTCATTCCCTCAACAACAACTCCATAAACTCCCGCTTCTGATAGTCTTTTCATATTGTCTTTAACATCTTTAAAAACTTGTGTCATATAAGGTTGTATTCTGACAATTACTCTTTTTACTTTCTTTGATAATATTCTGCACATTTCAAGTCTTTCTTCATAACTAGGTGCTCCTAATTCCAATTTATCATATTGAGAACATATCATGCTTATTTGCACTACACAATTGCATTTACTTAATAAATCTAAATATTCTTTTTCCACAACTAGCTTTCCCTTTGTGGAAACAATAAAAGGATATTGAGTTTTTGCTAATACTTTTAAACATTCATAGGATAATCTATATCTTTTTTCTGCTGGTTGAAATGGATCACTCATTCCTCCCCAGTGAATAGGAATGTTCCAATCGCACCAACTCAAATCATTACCTCTATGACCATTTATAAAGTTTTCCAATGCTTTTGCGGTTTCTCCTTTGTCTATATCAGAGATGTCTTTTTTTCTCTGTACAAAACAATATTTACAAGCATGAGAGCAACCTTTATATGTATCAAACCTTATAGGTACATCACATAAAACAACTTGACTTCCACAACTTGGCATATTAGTCCACCTCCTTAATAACTTCAGCAGTCATTAATTCGATTAACTTATCTTTTCCAAACAATTTAACATAAGCTAAAAACTTCTCTTCATATACCTTATCAATAGTAAATGTCATTGAAAACTTATTTAATGGGTTTACTCCAACATCAGAAAAATCCTCATTTACTAAATCCTCAATAAAATCTGTTTTTAGGTTTTCAATCTCTTCATCTGAAAAACCAGTTATGTATTTTTCTTCCTCATCAAAGTCAATGTTTGTAAAGATTTCTTTTAATTTTTCATTGTCCCAATAACCAGTATTTTTATTAAGAGATAAATTGAGTTCTATTTCATCAATCTCATCTAAATCTACTAAAATACATGGTATTTCCTTATAACCTAGTTCTTTTAATATGTTGTATCTTTGATGTCCACCAACTATTGTATATAATCCATTTCTTTTATTAACTACTAATGGAGCTACCATTCCAAATTTTGTGATACTTGCTTTTATTCTTTTGTAAACATCATCTTCTGGTTGTAGTTCTACTCTTGGATTGTATTTAGCTGGTTGTAATTTTGCTAATTCCATAGTTCTAATTTCTGCATTTTCAATTTTCATAATATACCTCTTTTCTAAAACACAATTGAAAATATATTATAAAAAATTAGAGGTACTCCACTATTTCTAGCGGAATTACCTCTACTACATAACTATGATAATACTATAATAACACATTTTTATTTGCTCTTTCTTGCTTTTTTTTGCTCACTTTTATTTTTGTCTAATTTATCGAACTCATCTAGAGCCTCTCCATTGAGATGACAAGTTTTATAATAACTATAATGAACTGCTACTGCAACCTCTTCTAAAGATTTTCCATTTATATAATTTTCTTGTAAAATAGTTGCATAGAGTGGTTTTAATTGATTAAGTTGTTCATAAATTTCATTAGTATATTCTTTAAATTGTTGCAGCTCTTTCTCTAGTATTTCATTTTTTTCATCTAAATACTTCTCAATCTCATAGCTTGTCTTATTTTTAGCATGAGGCATCCCATCTAATTTTTGAGTTATATTCATTATTCTAGTTTCTTCTTCTTGAAGAAACTCCAATTTTGATTTTATATATTTTTTTCTATTCCTAAAATCTTTTAAATCTTTTCTAGTCATAGTACCACTCCTAATCTTCTTTTGTAAATTAGGTGTCGTTGGATTCTTTAATTTTTATAATTCTTTTATAAATTTATTATATCTTACTGCAATTTCATGTTCTATTTTGCAACCTCTAGCATTTTCCCAGCCTTTCATAAATATAACTGCATCAACTTTGCTCATTGCATCAATAGATTTTGCTAGATAAAATAGTGCTGCATCTCCCTCTGGAGTTTCTTCAGCAAATATAGTATTAACAACTTCATATCCTTTATCTTCTAGACTCTTAACTAAATCGGCTCTTTCCTCTTCTATTTGTTCTTGTGTTTTGCCATTCATTGGCTGGCTTATCATAACTTTCATATTTTTATCTATCCTTTCTTTGTATAAAGTTTTAATTCTTACTAATTCATCATATTTATCCTGGTCAACTGTTACTGTAGGTGTACAAAATACTCTATCTAATGCCATCTTCTATTCCTCCTCAATTAATTCTATATCTTTTATTAGTTTTGTTCCAAAATCTTTGTAATTTTCATATCCACCTTTGTGTCCTGATATTATCCATAATTCTTTATACATATTTTCTTTTAATTTATTTACGAGCTCTTTGTCTGTTATGTAACAATAAAATGTATCTTTCTCTATATTATAATTTGTAATCATACCACTTTGTGTTGGTGTATTTGTTAAATATTCTACTTCTATTTTATAATATGTTTTTAATAAATCTTGTTCTTGTGTTACTGCTGTAATTCTTGCTTTATCTTTATCATTACTTTCAGCATAATCTATATATCCATGTAAATTTCCTATTGCCATCGGAACTACGAATAATGCTAATAATAGCACTACTGCAATTCCTCCAAATAAAAATTCATGGTCATAACTTTCATCTGATAGATAAAAGAATAAAATCATCAATCCAAATAATATAATTTCTAAAAAAATTGTTAATAAAATCATTTAATTTTCCTCCCTTGTTATTCCTTTTATAGCCCAAAATTGAGCTTCTTCTAATTTTGTAATTGCCAATGATGTTTCTCTACTTTGTTTGCAGTTTGTTTCTATAAAATCGTACACATCAGAAAACATATTTCTAATATCATCAATTCTATTTTTCTGCTCATCATTTACATCTGTATATTTAGCTCTATCATTCATTATTTTTTTCCCTCCTTCCTTTTTTGATTTTTTTGGAATTGCTCCCATATTTTATTGAATTTTGCATTATTGTGAGCTTTTTTATGTTGTTTCATCAACTCTTGTCTTTGTAATTTTCTTTCTAAACTTCCCATAATTATTTTCCTTTCTTATCCTCGATTTTCGTTATTGTTCTATGAGCTTTTACAAATTTTTCACAATAGGTTATATGCTCACTTGCTAATTTGCAATTAAGAAAATAACCACAATCTAAACATACCTTTCTAGCCATAATAAAATCCTTTCTATCACTTTATTTTTAATTCTTCTCGAAATCTCATTTTTAAAATTTCATACTTTGTTTTTTCTAATACATCTAATCCTTTTTGATTAATTTCATCTGTAGCAAGGTCAAAGCCAGTCGCCCAAGTCTTAACATCATAAGTGTCCCCATCTGTTTCTATTGCTAATTTTGTTGCCTCTTCTTCTGATAAAATTCCTTTCTTAATATTGATTAAATACTCTTTGTTATCTGGAATTAAACATTCTTTATATGGCTTTCTCAATACTGCATATTTCTTTATAAAATCGTTCATTCTTAAAATATGGTGTAATTGTTTTGGATCATATCCATATTTGTTAATTTTATCTACTATTGTAGGATATGGATGTTTCAATGCTTTTAATTTTTCTTTGCTCATTCCAGCCATACATCTAATTGCTTGATTTTTATTTATGTGTGCTATTTCTTCAGCATTGTCGAATAATGGTTGTGCTATATCTTTATATTTTTCATTGACTATCTTAAATTCTGTAAATAAAGTTTCTATAAAATTTACATTTTGTTTTTTATATGTTTCAAACATTACTCTTATATCTTTTACATCAATATGCTCATTATTTTCTAAAACTAGAGTTTCACTATACAATTTTCTTCCATATACAAAATCTTCAAATGATGGTAATATTATGGCTTTTGTATCAACATCTGACATATAATCTTCATCATATACATCTAATCCATAATTTTGTGAACCTTGTAATGCCAAAAATACTATTTCAAAACCTTTTTCTTTTAAATAATTGTAATGTTCTTGTACTCTTTTCATTATCTTTTCTTCTCTATTCATGACTCCTCCTTACTTTGCTTGTATATCAGCATCATATAATAAATTAAGTTTTTTCCATGTTTCTTCTCCTAGTAAATTCTTGTATTTTATTATGGTTTTTTCTGATAATTCTCTATGTAATAACATGTGCCATTGAATTAAATTAGCAATTTCTAATAGTCTTCTCTCATTTGTTTTATCTGTATAAAATAATGACATGTATGCACTAACTTTTTCATGATTATAATAATGGGCTATTTCAGTTGTTTCTCCTTTGGTATTAACAAATGTTTTTGTTTCTGCTTTTCCTATATCGTGCAATAATCCTACTTTAAACATGTCATAATCTTCCAATAATAATGCAGCTTTCTTACAATGCTTACCAATTGTCAATGTATGGTGTGGATTATTTTGTGGGATTTCATCTAATTTTTTGAATAAGTCGTATGTCCAATAATTTCTCTCTGTATTAAAATATATTCTTATTTCATCAAATCCCTCATAATATTGAGGTATATAAAAATTGTAGTACATCCTTTTAATTACATCTTCGGGAACTTTTCTTTCTCTTGTATTATTTCTTTCTATACACTCCTCATAAGGTGTTGCAATTAGAAAAGCAATTTTTTCTGCATTTTTTATTTTCTGTAGAAAAGCCATTCTTCTTTTATAATTTATATTTGTGGCATCATATATTACATTTCTTTCTTTTAGACCATTTATAATTCTATTTTCTACTTCTTTGAATACTTGTTCATTTTTTGTTTGGTCATTTACATCTCCCAGCAATTCTTTTCTTATTTCATCGGAAGATACAATCAATGCATCTTCCACTTCAGCTAATCTTTTTCCACATGTTGTTTTCCCAGAGGCTGGCAACCCTATTAACATAAATAATTTGTTCATCAATTAAACAACTCCCTCTTTGTTTCTTTTATTTTTTGAATAGTTAGTGCATTTAATGTTTTAAAATTTATTTTAGGATTCTTAAATTCTTTTATAAAATTCCATGTTTCTTCTTTTATTAGTTCTGAAAACACTCTACCAAGTAACATAGGAATGTACTGACTTCTCCATCCCTCTTTTTCATTTACAATTTTTGCATATTCTTTTTCAATAAAAGCTTCTGTACAATATTTAGTGAGTATTTTTTCTTCAATTATTTCTTGTTGAGTAACTACATCTGCTCCCATAGATTTTGCATGTTTTTCTTTAAATTCATTGCTTACAATTTTTGCCCATGTTTGTCTTCCATATTTATTATAAAAGTCATAATTTTTTATAACTATTCCTTCTCCATTTCCTTTTCCATCTTCAACCAAGAACTGTCCTGTTTTACCTAAACATCTTATCAAAGACTCCTCTGTCGGATTTTTTAATATAGCTAATGGTGGGATATAATCCAATTCAAACTCTTCTAATAAAGGTTGATAAATCTCATAAGGTATATATTCTTCAGTATCATCTTCCTTATGAAGTGCTACATCAAAAATATAAAATCTCCTCCATGCATCTTTTCTATATGTCTTTATCGAATGTGGCACTAGCCATTCTCCATATAATCTATGGTTCGGATGTTTTTCTAGATATTTTTTTATCCTTTCATTTTGTAACACATATTGATAAAAATTTGCATTATCATTTTCTAAAGTAAGAACTCTGTTTCTACTTCCAGCTTTTATATTTCCATCTGCATCTAAATATACTTGACCGTTTGTACCATCTATTTTATAAAATATAAAACATCTTCCAAATTCTATATTCTCTACTTCATCAGTTCCAAATCTTTCTATATGTTGATATTTGTTAAATTCCATTTTATTTTCCCCTTTCTTTTTGAACTTGATAACAAGCATGTCTTACTTCTTCATATATTTCTTTGGTTGTCCATTTCTTGCCACCAGTTCTCATTTCTTTTGGTAGTAATTCTTCATATCCACCATAATCCATATAATGTGCATAATCCCAACCAATGAATTTTCCATCTAGCTTTTCATTATCGTTAATCCATAAGTGGTCTTCTGAATATGTAATTCCACCATGCACATCTATTTCATTTTCGTCTATACTTGAATTGTTAGGCAATTTTATATATGCAGTTGGATGTGTTCCTAAATTCAAAATATAGTATAGTAATCCGAAACAATATCCAGTTGCCAAGACCTCTATTTTTCTTTCTTTGCTATATTTCATTTCTTTCATTTCTCATCACTCTCCCTAGCCACTTGTAAAATACACATAACTGCAATTCCAATATAACAACCTAATATAAAACCAATTAAAAATTTAATCATTTTTCCCTCCTGTTTTTATTAGTGCGTGTTCATAATCTCCACTAAACATTGACTTATTATTGCAAGCCCATTTATATCCTTTAGGCTCTGTATTGGTATTTTCTATATATCTCCATCCATCAGGCAATTTATTTAAAATCTCAATTCCTTTTTCTTTAAAATACTCTAAATAATCTTTCATTCTTTTATCTCCTCAATCATTACTACTGTACTTGGTGCTTGCGAATAATATTTTTCTACTTCTAATTTAACAACTTGCTTATCATCTAAATATGCAATTTTATTCAATGAATCCAATATACTTTTCGCAATGTTATCTGTGTCTGGTTTTACTGTTGGAAATATTTCATTATTTAACATTTGTTGCTGCTTTTTCTTACTGGTGCTTTTTGGTATGTCATAATAAGCAATTATTTTTACTTTTAATGGTTTTTCTAATGGTCTTTGCCCTTTGTATTTCTCTAAATAGCAAGTTTTAACCCAATTTTCATAAGCAACTGTTTCTCTTGGTGTATATGCAAATTTTCCATTAAATCTAGGTCTTTGTTTCGCTTGTACCTTACCTTGTATAATAAAATTAATTTTCATAATTTATCATTTCTCCTTTTTTCTTATCTGTCAGTTTTGTTTTAAAAATTTATACTAACGTGGTCATTTTTTTGTACCAAATTTGATAAAATTTTAAGCAGATTTTGATTTTTAATAGTTTAGTAATAAAATTACACTTATAAAAAATAAATCGCCTTAAAATTGATTTTGAAGTGTCATATTTTTAATTGTTTATAATCTGTTATCACTTTGCTGACATCGGGAAGATGTTCTTTCCTCCCAATATCAACATATTTGCAATAATTAACACCAGTAAAATTATAATCTTCTAACTTTTGACAACCTAAACACCATTGATTTTGAATTGCCTTTTCACATACTCCAGTTAACTTTGGATATTTTCTATTATTAACCATTCTTTTTCTCCAGCTCATTTCTAAAACATACAATAAAATAATTCATAAAATCTTCAAGCCTATTTTCATCATCTATTGTAATTGGACAATACTTTTTTGCTGCTAAAAATATTCTTGTAAATAATTTTTCTTTTAAATCCGTTAAATATATTTTGTAGGGACTTAAATATATTTGAGCAATAGCATAATATTTTAGTTGTAAATCGAATTTCATTTGCTCTGGTAAAGATTTATCATTTTCAATATATAATTCTAATTTCTTTAATGTTGTTTCTATGGAGATTCTATCTGTTTCATTAAGCCCCTCAAAATTCTTATTCTTTTTATTTATAAATAAATATAAAGAATTTAATTTTATTTTATTTAATCTATTATTTTTATTATCCTTATTATTATTATTATCTTTATTATATTGTGGTCGGTTGTTGGTCGTTTGATGGTCATTTGATGGTCGGTTGTTGGTCGTTTTTTCTCTGCTGGATTGATAAAACCCATAATTTACAATAGTTACAAGAGTATATCTGTTGGTCGTTTTAACCACTATTTCTCCGAGTTTTTTGTAATTTTTCTAATGCTGTTCTCACTTGTCTAATAGATAAGCCAGTTTCTGTTGCTAAAGTCTCTCTTGAAGTTATTTTTTGTCCTGGAAGAATTTCTATGCCATGCCATTTAGCTGGAGTCCAATTAACTGTTAATAATAAATGAGTAAAGACTCTAAACACATTAATATCATCATACCATTCCCAGTCGAGAATTTTTCTATGTAAATTGATAAACCCCTCTGTGTACATAACATTCTTCCTTTCGTACTAATTTTTTTATTTTTGTAAAAATGGGTCCTCATATTCTTCTTCAAAGATTTGTTGTTTCTCTTCATTTTCTCGAGTTGATTTTTCTATTTGTTTTGGTTCTTCAACTCCAACTTCTTCTGTAATATCAAAATCATTGTCAACATATTCATAAGTTCCATCTTCTTTTATTTCTGCCATGTCGCTTTCCATAGCTTTCTGCATATCAACACTCATAATACCCCATTTAGATATAAGTTGCCTTAACATTGTTTTATAAGCCATTCCATCAAAATCCTTATACCAAAAACTACTATATTGCCACATATCTTTTTCTGCTACTTTTCCAGCCTCGAAATCTGCAAAAGAAACTTTAGGATATTTTCCTTTTGTTGCATTTACACTAAATGCTTGAGAGTATTTATCAGCATGTGCTAACATTTTATTTTTACTCCAATAAAGTGTTTTTCTAAATCCATTTAAGTATTCGAACATTGCATAATATCCAATTGTTTTAGCCTGCTCTCTTTTTTCTTCATCTTCTATTAGTTTAACTTCAATATCTTCATTTAATGGATCATATTTTATAAGTTCTCCCTCTTTTATTGCTAATACATTTAATTTCTTATATTGACCGCTTCTGATAGCAAGTTGAATGTAACCTTTATAACCAATTTGAAATTGTGCAACCTTAATCTGAAAAGATGAACCATCTGGATTTTTTATTGTTTTATTAAATGGAACCATGTAGAATTGTCCTAGTTGTGGACTAGGGCTCAAATTAAGAGCCTGTCCAACTAATGCTGCAGAAACTATCGTTGAATTTTCACATTCTGCCAATTGAGGATTTGTACTTACTGCAGATATTATACTTGTAACAAATTGTTGACCTTTTTCCCCTCCTACCATTTCATTGATTTTCTTTTTCATAGCATCCGTTGATAAAAATGTACTAAATGTTTGTTTTTGTTCTCTTTTTACTAAACTATTTTTTACTTCCATTTACTTTTCCTCCCTTACAATTAACTTAATTGCACTTTTATTCTCGTTGTCAATTTCTACTTCTGTAAATGCTGGAATACATACTAAATTTATTCCCATTGGTGCAACAAAACCTCTTGCTATTGCAACTGCCTTAACAGCTTGATTTAGAGCTCCAGCTCCTACTGCTTGCATTTCTGATTTTCCAAATTCTTTTATTTGAGCAGTTAATGCTCCAGCAACTGAATTTACATTTGATTTACTTGATATTTTCAAAATTTCCATATTATTAGTCCTCCACTCCTAGTTTTTTTAATAATTCTTTTACTTCTTTTGCTTTTTCTTCACTATCTACAACTATTGTTTTTTTAATAACTTTCTTACATGATTTCTTATGTTCTTTTTCTTCATCAAACCCAATATCAACTGCTCCTCTTATAAGCTCTTTAGGTATTCCATGTTTATGTAATTCGGAGCAAATCAAACTTATCATTGTCAAAACAGTAGGAAAAGTTCCCTCAATTGTAGTTTCTGCCTTTTCTCTGTCATCATCTACCTCAACAATAATCTTTCCTTTCATTTTGGTCTTCCAAATAATTCATCAATTAAATTCATAATTTAATCCACCTTTCCATATTTAATATTATTTTGAATTAGAAAATCTCTAATTTTCATCTTTTGTTCTTGAGTAACCCACACTCTAAAATCAATAACTTGTAATTGTTCTTGTGTAGATGCTGGTTGTGTGCTAGGAGCTTGTATTTCCTTTTTAGCCTCTTGTTGTTGCTTTAATTCTTCTAGTTTTTTATTGTTTTCAATAACATTCATTCCATATTTTAATGAACCACTTAAACAATCAGAGTCTACTATGTGTGAAAAATAAAATGCTTGTACTTGTTTTAGAATCACTTCATCATTTATTTGACCTTTTAAAACTTTCATATCATCTGATGTTTTAACTACTAAATGATTTATTTCCTCTTCTATTTTCTTCATAGTATATGTTTTATTTAACCATCTTGGATTAAATATTGAATCAAATATAATTAAGTCTTTATAATCTCCTATGTAGGCATTAAATATTGCTTTTATTTGCTCTCTCTTTTCATTTTGTTCTTTTTCTTCAAATGCTTTTACTTGAGTATCTATTGAACTTGAGGCATCTGTAATTATTCCTTGAAGCTCTTTACACTTATTTTCAAAATCTTCAAATGGTTTTAAAACTTCTTTTTTTATTCTAATTTTTTCATCGTTTATAGCTTTGGCTACTTTATTTAATGTCGCTCTGTCTGTTTTAGCAGCAGTAATAGTTTCTTCTGTATAAACTACTGATTTATATTCTTTTGCTTTTTCTGTTACCCATTTCTTAATATCTTCATAATTAAATTGAATAGGTGCTAATGATTTTATCTCTTCAACTTTTAATTCCATATCTAATCTTCCCTCCTAACTACTATAAATTTAATTACATTATCATCAATTCTATATTGTCTTTCTAGCTCTGAAATAAATGATGCTTCACTCTCAAAATTAAATATCATATAAAATCCTTCTTTATTTTTTCTAATTTCATAAGCTAATCTTTTTTTACCTAAATTTTCAAAGCTTTTAACCTTTCCATTTTCGTTAATTATTTTTGAATATTTATTTTCTATTTCTTTTTGTTGCTTTTCATCTAAAGTTGGAGCAACTATTATTACACTTTCATATTTATTCATTTTAATCATCCTTTCTAATTTCCTAATGCTTTTCTAATTCGTGTTTTCTCTATTCCCTGTGCCATCATTGAAGACTTAATTGCTTTTTCTCTTTCTTCTGGTGTGAGTTCACTTATATCTGTAACAGGTCCATTTATAGGGAATATCTGATTTTTTTGTATAAAAGCATTTATAAATATTTCTTGTTCATTATAAAAACTTTTTAAATATACTGATAACATATATTTAAATTCTATTTCTTGGGCTGGTGTTAATTCGAGCCAATATTTTGTTCTATGTCCATTCCTTTGCCATAAACTTACATTTTCAAAATGTGCATATAATATTTGACTACATATTTTTACTTCAGCATGATTTTTTAATGTTATCCATATAGTTTTCACTTCAGATTTTTCAAGTTCTTCTTCGGTTATTCCATATTTTTTCATCAATTTATTTAACAATTTTGTTGCATTTTCCTTTTCTCCGTTGATACCTCTATCACTTAATGCTTTTAATTTTTTTATAACATCCATTTTTTCCATTGAAAAATCCTCCTATATCATTGGTAATACTAATGGAGGTCGTTTATCTTCCTCTACATATTTCCAAAACTCAATTTCTTTTTCTTGTAAATAATCTATATCTTCAGCTAAATTATTTCTGTCAAATTTAAATGTTTTTGTCATTTGTAAATCTTCTGAATATGTTAATTCTGCAAACAAATATGCGAATGAAAATCCAGTAACATTTAGATAATGCAATACTTGTATAAAATAATTGTCTGGCACATTTCCATCTTTCCATTTTTCTTTTTGCATACTTCTTAATAATTCAGATGTTTTTATTTCCAATACACCTTTTTCTCCAGTTTCCTTATTGATTAAAATTCCATCAAGACTAGCAAATAAAAATGGATATTTAGGGTGTCTAATTATCGTATTTTCTTCATGTATAACTTCAAATTCGGGATGTTTTATTGCAAAACTTTGTCTCAAGTTATCTTCCATTGCTACACCATATTGTACATAAGGTTTATTTGAAATATCTTCTTGCTCTGCTCTTTTAGTTTTTATTTCCCATAATTTAATGTTATCGCTATATGGGTTTAACCCTACTATTGCAGATGCATCTGAACCACCAATTCCAGTTTTTCTTTCTTCTAACCATTGTTCTCTAGTCATAATTTTAACCTTTACCTCTCTTCAAATTTTTTACCATTGCACCACATGTAATTTTCTGTTGGGCAAAATTCATCATATACTAGAGCAAAATCTTCATGCTCATCGCAATACATATCTCCATGTTCTAAATACATACAACAAATGCAATTTTCACATGTTTTTACTGTTTTATTTTTATTTCTGTTTCGTTGTATTGGCTTTCCCAAAATTTTCTCCTTTCTATTGCACCAAATTTACTTTTATGATAAAATGCAAATAAAGTGAATTTATATAAATTTTCTTTATAAAAACTATCTATGGCTTTGGTCGGTTATAGGTAGTTTTATTATTTGTGCTTTTTCCTTTTGGTAAAATCCATCTATTTCATCAATAAGTAATTCATATCTTGTATCTGTACATAATTCTAATATTTTTCTTCTTTTTACTGATGAATCCCCATAATCGTTTGACTCATTTAAGTTTCTAATTCTTAATAAAATATCTGCCAAACTAAATTTAATATCCTTAATTTCCTTATCTTTTGCAGCAACTGTTTCTTCTAATTGCTTAATTTTTTGAGCTTCCTCTGTGTGTTTTCCTATCATTTTATTTTCCCTCCTTTTAATTCTCTTAATAGGTATTTCATTTTTGCTAATGTTACAATGTGCCATATATAACACTTATGTAATTTATCTTCTGGCATGTGCTTTTACCTCTCTTTCCTCTAGAATTGTTTCAATAACTAATATTGCTATTAATCCTAAAACTGGAATTAGATATTCTCCTCCAAATCCTTTGTAACCTCTCCATGCATTTGCATAAGAAATTGCTTTTGGTGTAATAATAATTGTACCTACTATAATAAGTAACTCAATAATCCTTGAAATAAACTTTCCTTTGTTTACAACTTTCATCTTATTTTCCTCCCTCTAAAACTCTCTTAAGTAAATCCAATGTTGTTTCTGCCTTAATTCTAGCAGCCTGTTCTTTTTCGAACATCTCTCTAGGAACAGTGTTTTTACTGCCAACCTTAATTTTGTACCTTGTACCTGTTCTGATGTACTCGACTTCATGATTTGCTATCATTTGTAAGACTGTATTATGTCCTAAATTAAATCGTTTTTCATATTGATTTAGGCTTATCCACTGTTCTTCCAAAATACTCCCTCCTTTTTTGGTCATTTTTTTGACCATTTAAGGTAAAAAAATATAGTTTTTGTAATTAAGGTGTTTCTTTTCGCAATAAGCTACTAGATGATTGATTACTTTAGTGCTGTCATCTTTTTGCTTACCATTTAATATCATAGTTAGGTAGCTTCTATTTACACCAATCTCATCAGCAAACCATGTTGTATTACCCCTGTATTGTGACTCAATTAGCTTGTTTATTGCTTCAATATTTAACCTCATTTTTTTGCCTCTTCCTTTCTTATATTTTTTCGGTCATTTTTTTGACCAAATTCATTTTATTATATTAAATAAAAAAAGTCAACACTTTTTGTTAAAATTTTCAACTTTTTTGTTGACTTTTTTGAACACTTGTTGTACAATAGTTTTGGGAGGTTTTATTATGTTTGATAAAAATAAATTTGCGAAAATTTTAAAAGAAATATATGAAACCTTTGATACACAGAGAGAGTTTTCCTCTAAAGTTGGTGTTAGCAGAGGTTATTTATCAGAATACATGAATATGAAAAAAGAAAAGCCACCTTCTCCAAAAATACTTGACAATATTGCAACAAATTCTAAAGGAATGACTAACTATAGAGAACTAATGCAAGTATGTGGATATACTGATTATTTAACAGATGATTTTTTTGATGATAATGTTTCAAATACAAATAATAAGATTCCAATTGTTATTAGGATTAAATATAATAAAAAAACAAATTCTTTTATAACTGATCCAGCACAAGAATATATATATGCTAATTTCAAATTAGAAAAAAACAAAGAATATATTGCATTTGTTGCTAGAGATGACTCAATGTTGCCACTTTTAGGAACAGAGGATACTGCAATAATTGAAAAGTGTTCTAGTATAAAAAATAATAAAATCTATTTATTGATTAATGATGATAAATTACTTATTAGGAAAATTCTAATATTAGATAACAATGAATACGAATTAGAACCATTAAACCCATACTTTCCGAAAGAAAAAGCTACAGATTTACACATTATAGGTAAAGTTATTAGAGTTGAAATGAAATCAGCATTTTTATAATATATATTTTTAGAAAGGAGAATTATTATGAAATATTGTGAACATTGTGGAAATCAAATTGAGAATGACAATGCAATCGTATGCCCTACATGTGGAGAACCTACAAAGAGTTATAATCAACAATCTGATAAAAACATAATAATAAATAATTCTGCTTCAGCAGCAGCATCTTCTCCTGGTCCTACAAAACAGAAAAAACATTATAATTTTTTATTAGATTTAATTTTAATACTTTGTACTGCTGGTCTTTGGATAATATGGATGTTAATTAGACCTAAATACGAATATTAAAAAATAGTTAGAGCCTAAACCCCTCACAATGATTTAGCTCTAACTATCCCTTTAATCTAGAAAACTAAAGAATCTATAGTAAGTGTACAAAAGATAAAACACTTACACGACTATTTGTATTATATATGAATAGTCATTTATTTGCAAGTGTTTGGTCAAAAAAATGTGCATTGGAGGTAGAATAAATTGGCAAGAAAGACTAATTTCAATGTAAATGGCTATAATTATTATAAAGTAACTAAAACAATAGGTCATAAAGAAAACAGAGAACCTATTAAGAAAGTTTTTTATGGATCTAGTAAATCAGAAGCGGAACAAAAAGCAATAGATTATATCCAAAATCTAAAATTAGGATTACAGTTTAATGATTATATAACTATTACAGATTTATTCCCTAAATGGTTATTTGAGCATAAAAAACATGAATTAAAACCATCTACATTTGAAAGTTATGAAGGCTTATATAGAAATTATATTGAACCAGATGATATTTCAACTCAACCAATTAAAGATATAAAATCAATAAACATACAGAATTTTTATGATAGGTTGATGAAATTAAAATTAAAACATACAGAAAAACCAATGACTCCATATAGAGTGAAAGCTATTCATAAATTGCTGCATTTATTTTTTGTGTATTGTGAAAAAGATGGTTATACAATAAAAAATCCTTGCAATAATGTAACATTACCCAAAGATAATAAAAAGGATTTAGAAATATTAGAAAGAAAAAACAAGATAGATTTCTTTACAGAAGAGGAAATAAAAATACTGATTCCAGCCTTTGATGGTAGCCATTATCAAGATATAGTTATTTTTGCACTTGCAACAGGAATGAGACAAGGCGAAATTCTAGGATTGCAATGGACAGATTTAGATTTTGATAATAGACTTATTCATATAATTCATAATTTAAGTAATTCAGCAGATTTTGATGAGAAAAAGAAAAGAAGTTATAGTTTGAAACTCCAATCGCCAAAAAGTAAAAACTCTATCAGAACTATACCAATGAATGATACTGTTTATAATATGCTAATAAATAAAAAACGAACAAATACAATGGTGTTTCCTCGGCAGAGATAACACATATATAAATAGTAAGAATTTGTTGAAACAATGGCAAAGAAGATTAAAAAATGCTGGATTAAGATATAGAAAATTCCATGATTTGCGACATACTTTTGCAACTCAATTACTAATGCATGGGACAGATTTAATTACAATTAAGAATTTACTAGGTCATTCATCAATTAAAATTACAGAAATATATTTAGATAGTTTACCAGAAAAAAAGGCAAATTCTACAAAACTAATGGATTCTATTCTAAACTAAGTAGATAAAAAGTAGATAAATAAGAAAATAGCAAGGTGTTACAAAGCTCTGTAATCCTTG